CGAAGATCTGGAATAGGAATTTCTAGTTGAAGTTCCTTACTATCAGCATAGCGTTGTGAAAACTGTTGATATGTGAACGAACGGTGGCGAAGGCACTGAGTTGCCACTGCGAGTGAAGTATTTAGTTCGACCGTCATGAATGCGTGCTCAAAGATGCTCCAGTGACGATGCTTAATGCAGTACTTCAGAAGTCCAGCAAAACTATCGTTGTCCTGGTTCTTTGGGTTTGAAACACGGGCACAGTATGCAATCTGCTTCTCCGCATCAGGGGTAACACTAATAAGTTTTGCGCTCATTTAATTCTCCAAATAATCTTTAAAAATTTCCAATGCACTGTCCCAATGAATAAATTGATGTCTTTGATTGACTGGAACAAAACATAGAGTCCATCGTCCATGTGGTGTTGGATTACTAGTTCCATGGAGGACACCAACGTTCACTAAACTAGGACGATTTGTATTTGCCTCATACAACAATTCACAATCTTCTTCTTTTGCCCATAAGTTGTCATGATGTTCGGTAGTGTATTCACCATACCCGTTCATCTTTTTTCTAAAAGTTTTATCAGACTTCCACCATTGTATCATACCCTCCTCAGGACCCCAAGTCATATTGATCTTTGCATGGTTGGTATACATTCCATGATCAGTATGAATAGGGATCTTAGAGAATGGTGGTGTATAAAATACTTCCTTCAACATCAATATTAATCCAAGATCATCCATGAAACATTCCATTGGATAAAAAGGATAATCATTAATATAAAAATGCTTAACAGTATCACCTTGCTCTTTAAATATTGGCAATGGTGATATGTTAAATGGCAAATTCAAATATCTATGGTAACAATTAGTCTGGGTATCCGTCATCGTCATTAAAAATTTCGTCGTAATCTGAGACTGGTGCATAATATGAAGGGGGATCATCAAAGTTCTCCCTTCGGTCAATGTACGCATCAGGATCAGAGTACACCTCTGCCTTTAATCCATCGACCAATACTTCCAAATTACGGACGATGAGTTTTAATCTTTCTTTGTCCATAAGAATGTGTACACTGCACACATTATAGCATAAAAAAAGAGGGGTTGTAACCCCTCATTTGATCTTCCAGATCTTATCCGCTCTAGATTTTAAATCTATCCACTTGGCATAATGTACGCCACGATAAGTTAAAAATCCGAAGACTTTATCTGGATCGTGTTTCGATGGATCGTATTCTGGAAGGTCATATTCAAATCTGACCTTCAGCATTCTCTTCTCCTCAACGTAATTTATTAAGGAGAAGTAATTCACCATACATCATACCAATGAATGCAATACAAAAAAGAGAACCTAATCCCGCTACTTGTAGTGCTAACATTTGATCCTCACTTGACGTAGGTGCGACCACGATAGCAGAAGGTGCCGTGAGACTCCTTGCTTTCTACACAACGCTGATCATACTCTACGCCACGATAAGCAACGTGAGAGATTTGAGCATCGTGAAGTGCAGCAGCTTTTTCGATCTGCTTCTTGATGAGGTTAAGGGTGTTCATGATTGACTCCTGAAATACTAGGGATTTACGCCCCGTTCCTTCAGTCGTTTGCGTCCCAATAGTAGCGACATTCTGGTACAGATTCCTTTACGGTCTCGACCAGTTCTATTTTCCACTCAGGTTTCAGACCCTCATGCTTTTGAATCCCAAGGATTACAGCATCAGCATCCGCACATGCCATCGTTGAATAGAGTAGTAACTCAATCATGGGATGAACGCTCCGTTCCGCGACTTACTTGCGTCTTATGTATACAACCCGTCACATTGACCTTCCACCTTTGTCTTGAGATACCCAATTAGATTCAACTTCGACCGTAGGTCAAGGTTAGGATCTGCTTGAATCTCCACTCGACGTTGGAGGAACCTTTCACACGACATGTGCCACCCGTAGGGGTTGCCGTCATCATGATGGGCAAGGGTCAATGCCAGCAGGATGCTGAACATAAGATGAACGTAGGACTATTGTAGTCCATATATTCTATATAGTCAATCAGTTTGGTATAACGTTATACAAATTTACACAAACATGCCTCTATCACTCATGTATTGTAGCGTTTCTTTCATGCTACCAATATGACTGTATCCAATATTGATCTGAGGATACGTTGCTTCTGAACCAAACTCTGCCTCAAATCCTCGTTGAGTAAAGTGATGTCCCAGTTTGTATTCTAAAAATTCTCCACCAAGAGACTTGAGCAGCATTGTCATACGCTCACATTCTTGACTTCCGTTGCTATAGATTACTACAGTGTCGGTCATTTCTTTGTATGGTTGTATTCGATTACAATCTTTTGATGTTCGGTAGTTCTATCACAACATGTGACATATGTTGCCTTACCATTAAGCAATTTTTCAATACTCTCAACAAGATTTTTAGCAATTACCCTGTTTGTTTCCTCTTCCCAAGGTTCAAATCCACTATCAGTCACGCTGCCTCCAATCATCAGGTTTATCTTGCTTAAACCAGTCTACAATTTCATCCGCACCATCAAACCCCGTCTTGTAATTAGATGGGTCGGGGTCTCCTAGTCCCATCTTATTCATAAAATCATCCATGGATCCCTCCTGAATGTCCTGTGATGCCTGGCGACGTGCCTTCCTCAACCACTCACGAGCGGTAGTATTTGCCTTAGATAATTTCTCTGCCCACATCATATCGGACAAAGATACCTCTTCCTTGTTTGCGATCTTTTTGCAGATGCCTTCTAAGCGAAGACGATACTGAGTTGATAGCATATTACTCCCGCAATTTTAATTCTAAATCCTCTAATTTGAGGTATTCAGCATGAGCAGATTCCTGACGCTCACACACAATATTTAGAATATCGTGCATGATTACGTCGTTATCAGCATAGTCATCAAGGTACTTATCAATTGCTTCTTTTAAATACCTATACCTATGCCACTCAGGACTGTAGGGTTTGTAGCGCATAATAAAAATACATTTTCATACGTGCAGTATAGACAAGTTAAGGAACAATGTCAATGTTCTTTGTACTTGTCGGGATTCTTCTTTACATCATGTATAAAATACCAAAAAGGAACCAGAAGAAAAGTCCCCATGAGAGATCCAATCAAAGCTGGATCAAAGAATACAAGAATTTTATGTATCATCTTCTTGACCGTAAGTATCTAAGAGATCTTTAACACGCCTCTCAGTCCCAGAGAGATTCTTAATCTCATACAAAGGGGACTTCATATACTTTTTGATCTGTTTATATTCTTTGATTAACTTTTGGATCTCTTCTTGTTGAATAATGACTTTGGCTTTACCATCACCAACGCCCCCACCAAATCCCGTTGACATTTTAAGTCTCCTATTTCTTTTTATCCGCTGGGTTATTCCATAGTTTAGGACTAATTTTACCCTCTGCCTGAGTTATGTTTTTAAAATCAGACTGATACTTATCCCAGTAGTCATCAAAGATGTCTACCCGCTTTGCAGCAGTAACAAGATCGAATTTTGTAATACCGTCTTGCAAATATTCAACTAAGAATGCATTGTTTGGCAAACTAGAATCATCTGCCGCACTTGGATCACAATCAGATTGAATAACTCTACAACCTTTACCCATCAAGAACGACCTCCCCAATTAATATCAGAATATGCGTCGGCAACATTAGACTTTGTAATTTTATACTTGGTCTGCAGTTTTTTATCTTTAACCAACACCATGATCTCCGCTTCTCTAGGATGAAGTCCCTCAAGCATCTGAATGAACATGGTTTCTCTACGAAGACTAGTCAGAGAAGGATTACCTCCCTGCAAATAGTTGTAGAAATTTTGCCATTCTTTACGAATGGATGTTGCTCTTTGTCGAACAACTTCATTCATTTTAGACAATCCCTCGACAGTATTCAACTTCTCTAGAGATGCCGATAGGGATTCATTTGCAGCAGATTGCTCCTCCACTCTAGAATATGGAACTTCTCCTTCAGGAAGAGCGGAAATTGCAGTATCGTCAAAGTTCCAAATAAGAAGGGCAACAAGCCCCTCGTTACGATACTTTTGCAGAACCTCTGCCTTCTTGACAGAGGATCTTTGCTTGCTTACCAACTCAAGAATCTCATGTTGAAATGGATTTGGTTGCAATTCAGGGATAGGTTTAGTCTTCTTCGTCGTAGTCTTCGTCATTAGTATGCTCAATCCTCAAAGCTAAAATTTCATCTGGCAAAAGATTACCATGTTCGTCAAACATTTCTGGATGTGTGTAGACGATATTTGGAGTGTTCTCATACGCATAAGTGCGTGCAAACCACCCAACCATTCCACCTACAACCAGAGAAAGAATGCAGAACAAGGCGGAAAAAGTAAGTGCTATAGCTAACATTGGACTAACTCCCGATACTACCTTTTAGTAATCATAAAATTTACATCAAAATTAAAGTGTATCTCCCGCTTTAGAAAGGAGATAACCTTGCCAAATTTTAAACCAAATGTTTTTGGTTCTGGCGGTGTCTCCCTCCTGCTGCGGTGTCGCAACATTAACTCAAATCCCCGATTGATCTCTGGAGATTCTTCTGGTTTATTTAGATAACTTTTTCCTTCTTCCTGGTTTTTTGTCATTGCTGTATCTCCAGGCGTCTTCAAGAATACCGTAAAGGTAATTCCTTATTTTTCTTGCTTGTGGTTTAGGTATATATCCATACCCTTCACGAAGTTGTTTGTGAGTGTCATCTTGTCCACCCTCAATGTATTCCTCCAAATCTAAAACAAGCAGATTGATCTCTGCTGCTGTAGAACTATTGATAAAGTCCTCAGCGTGACGACGTTTTGCATTATTTACTTTGAAGTAATCATAAAGTTTTAAAATAAACTTTCCTTCAAAAGCATAATCAATTGCTTTCTCCACATCATAGTATAGTGTGGCGAATTCTTCGTCCATTTGAACAGACATCATTTTAAAATTATATATCAAAAGTTTGTTTTGAACAACCTATTGCTCTCATAAAACCACAGGAATCCCAGTGAGGATTTGCATAAAGTTCTAAAAGCATCAACAGGTTTTTCTACCAGAGGTTGACCAGCAAGATTGAAACTTGTATTCAATACAATACCATGCCCCGTCAATTTTTTAAACTCAAGAAGAAGGTCGTACAAGAAGTGATCAGAATTAATAGTTTGTATTCTGCATGTACCATCAACATGGGTTACACCAGGAATTATATCAGATATTACAGGAAAGCAAGCTGTCATATGTGGATTTGATCTTACATTGTCAAAATAAAGATGGGCATCCTCTTCCAAAACCATAGCAGCAAAAGGTCTATACCATTCTCTTTTTTTAATATCATTGACTATCTCCTTGGCGGATGGATTGAGTGCATTGAACAATATAGATCTGTTCCCCAACGCTCTCTGACCCGCCTCTGCCTGCCCGTAGAAGACCGCTACAGACTTGTTTTGTGCCAATAGACTAGCAACCTCCTTTATAGAGGTCTCAGACTCAATACAACTAGTTACTCCGAGAGGTAATTCGATCGGATAACCATGGTAACTTGTCGTACTCACGGGATATATTGTCATATCCTTTGTCTTCATTCTGTAAAAGTAATATGAAGATCCAATAGTTAAATTGCTATCATCACACACTGGATCAAAGTAAAAATTAACCTCAGGATATTTTTGCATCAATTCATAATTAGTAATTATATTCATAGCATAACCACCACTGATGCATACATTTTTTATTCCCGTATTAGACACATATTTACCAACAAGATCAATAACTTGTTCTTGACATTGGCGTTGAACTTCATAACAATAGTCAGCAAAGAATTGAAAATTATCTTTGGTTATTGTCACATCAAAAGAGTTATTATGATAATTATCAATTGTTAAGAGGTATTCCAATAGATCAGGATAATCTTTAAAGTATTTTTTTATATTATTGATGACTTCATACCCCTTCAAATCAAAATCTAATATAGATTTTCCATAGCAGGACAGACCCATTGCCTTACCACAATTATCTGGATCAGCACCTATTGCTATAGCAGCACTGTTATATAAATTACCCACATCTAAACTACCATCCAGTATATTATGAATCTCAAAATCAACACCACTTGGGGTTTTTGCAATCAGGGTCTCATGATCGTATGAGTAATATCTTTTATACAATGGGGTAAAGTTGTAAGGATATGATGTCTGATACACACTGGTACATTCATAACCAGAATGATTTCTTAAGTATGCACCAGTAGAATCAATAACAACCACTAACGCTTCTTCAAATCCACTATCATAAAATGCATGAGAAGCATGGAACAAATGATGTTGTCCCTTCGGTTCTATCATCAAACATTTTCTATCCGATTTTGATATTAATTTCGCATTTTGTTTACTCTTTACTTCTTGGGGAGAATCATTACTGTAAATTAAATAATCTATATCTTTAAACAATCCCTCTTTACTTGCAATATCTATCAATATTCTCTCATCACTATCATGTTTTATTCCAGAATATCTTTCTGCTTTGAGATAGGAACTAACCTTACCATCATCTACAACTGATAGTGATGCATCATGTCCACTACTTATACTCATTATTTTCATACTAAATACCTATTATTAAATATTTTTGATGGAAGTTAGGAATAAACTCTTTGAATTATATGATGACCTGACTCCAGTTGCTCTTCCTAATTGGTTGAGTCCTGTCGTAGAAGATAAGAACTCTTGTATAAAATCTTATGTGTGGCGAACTGATCGTCTAAGAAGAATAAGACTTTGTGAGTTACATATCCGTGGCAAATTCGTTGCAGAATCTCTTGTTATATATCCAGACTTTCAATATGATGCCCCAGTCTTTGGCACAGAATATGTCAAGTGTGGGAACGTAAAATATTTTGGGACTATTGATTTCCACCCTTTAGAAGCAAGCGAAGAATATTCTAACAAATACATTCAAAAGTATCTCGGAGATCAAGAGGATAGAGTAAAAGATAAGTCAAAGATCTACGATCTAGACACATACTTCTCCAAGAAACTCTGGATCAAAACTGATCGTGAAGATTTTTATGAAGAGTATATCAATAAACTAACCCTTTACTTATCCAGATACAAAGAATGCATAAAAAAATGTGAGCAAGAACATACTGCTCACATTTTTCAGAAGGGTTATGATCATCACTTATCCTATACAGATCCAGCATACGGAATCATAAAGTCATACTATACAAAACAATTTGCTAGACAGTATATTGATGATTTTTTATTCGACCTTGCCTAGACAAGTTTTTGTTCTCGAAGATATTTGACTGTCTCCATACACCCACCAATAGACTCACCATCCATCAAAACTTGTGGGAAGGTTGTTCCTCTACCGAACATCTCGTAGAATTCTTGACGATCATAGTCACGATCAAGTTTGTATACGACATGCTTCACTTCAGCAAGTTGCATAACTTGTTCGACCTTTGCACAGTAAGGGCAAAAGTCTTTGGAATAAACAGTAAACATAGTAAAATCAGATAGCGAAGATTACCCAACCGCTAGATGCATCTGTGTAGAGTAATTCAAAAGATGCACCTTGAGTACCCACTGTGAGGTCGGCGGAATCTCCCATAATGTTACTACCATTTCTATTAACAGTCAAGTTATTGCTGTCAGCAGATTTTTTATAGTCAATAATTCTAATCTTATCTCCCTGAGCAGGAGAAGATGGAAGAGTTAAAGTCCATGTTCCACCAGACATATCTGCAAGAACTGTGCAGAATGGTTCAGTAAGTGTTGTATTGTTAGTGGCAGTGACATAAGTATTATCAACACCAAGAACAGGAACCCATCTGGTAAGAGAGACATTATATACTTCCAGATCACCCGTGACTGTATTTCCTCTGAGTTGAGGTTGAGATACAGTACCAACACCAACCTGACCTTTAATAATCAGATCACCATTCGCAGCAATATTACCAGTCGCCATGACAGCGGTGGTTGCTGCACCAATAATTGCTTGAGTCTGAGTGAGTCCAGTTCCAACACGACCAATGGTTGCAATACCACTAGTACCATTACTCAGATCAATTTGATTGCCTCTGATTGTATCTCCAGAGTAAACATATCTCCACTTCTTGGAGTCTTGACCTAAGTCATATGCATTACTTGTACCAGGAGTAACATTAGAGTTAACGTTAGCATCAAGAACAACTGCGTTCTCAGTACCAACACCAGTGTTAATTGTACCACCTTGGAAGGTTACTGTACCAACAAAGGTAGAAACACCAGCAACGTTAGTATTACCCTGAACTGTCAGATCATCAGTAATATTTACATCAGTAAGTTCTGTGCTACCAATTACCTTCAAAGCATTTCCAGCAGGACTGGTAACACCAATAGATACTGCTCCCTTCACATAAGCGTCTTGAGATTGCATTGTCGCTGCAATGCCAACGTCTCCACTGAAGGCAGTAAAGTTCTCATAATATCCACTGAGAACAAAGTTTACCATCTCCTCAGAAGATCTGATGTAGATGACATCTCCACCAGAAGCTCTTAAGTCAACTCTAGAGTGAGTAGATCCTCTCTCTACAATATAATTGTACTCAAGATAATCTGTTGCAGTTGTTCCAAGACCAACTCTAACCTTGGTATCGAAGGATCCTCTATTACAAACAAACAGATTACCTCTGAACTGCTTATAGTCTGTAGGAACCGTGAAGAGTAGGGTGCTCTTCTTACCATTCATCTCAGAGAATCCTTGTGCAAGGAATCCAGCATTCTCTCTATCTTCAGTCTCTGTACCAAGAAGAGTAAACGTTACATTAGTATGATTAGCACGTACAATTGCACTCTCACCATCCGCAAAATAGATAGTATCGGATTCAAAATACTCATTAGGAGCAAGCATCCTATCGAATACAACATATCCACGAGTAACATCAAAGTCAGATGCAGTGCCCGTGGAGAGTCCTACGCGAAACTTAATTTCACTACTGGTTTGATTCGTTATATATACTCTACCTTCAACCAACTTGCCAGCGGGGGCGGTGTACAATACTTCGTTCTTTCCCGCTAAGGATGGTGTTATAATTGCTAAGGATCCAGAAGCCATCGCGTTATATCCTGAAAGTTATTGCAGTAATATTATTTATTTGATATAATATTGGACAAAAAGATATGATCATTCTCACAGGGTCCTCTGGATTTATTGGTAAGCATTTTGCAGAGAGACTTCAAGATGAAGTTGTATTAGTTGATCAAGAAGATGCTTGGCGTCTATTCACAGACTTTGATGACTGGAATAAAGTTGATCTCATTCTACATCAAGGCGCAATCTCTTCTACAACAGAGAGAGATCTATTTAGGTTGTGGCACTACAACGTAGCATTCTCGTGTGCCCTTCTCAATAAAGCACTTGAGTATCAGATTCCAATCAAGTATGCATCTTCTGCATCGGTATATGGAAATCAAAGTGCTCTTCAAAAAGTCAAATCATATAATCCATTGAACCAGTATGCAATCTCAAAATTGCAAGTGGACTATGCTGTCATTGACAAAATGGATGAATTCTCATTGGTCCAAGGATTCCGATACTTCAATGTTTATGGAAGCGGAGAAGAAGACAAGGGTAATCAAGCCAGTCCCGTCAGCAAATTCACCAAAGATGTTAGAGAGACTGGTGAATTAAATCTGTTTGCTGGATCTAATAAGTTCCTACGTGATTTTGTATGTGTAGATGACGTGGTAGATATTGTCCTAAACAATAATGCAGGTAGTGGTATATATGATCTTGGCACTGGTTCTCCAGTATCATTCCAGCATGTTGCAGATTTAGTCATAAAAAAAGAGGGTGGTAAAATCAATACCATCCCATTTCCAGATCATTTGAGAGGTAAATACCAGACCTATACCTGTGCAGATATGAAGTGGGTTGGTAATTACAATTTCAAAACTATCGAACAATATCTACAACTAAATTAAAACTGAACGTTCTACGCTCAGACACACACTTTTGTTTGACCACCCAGTGCATTAGTTTGGGATCAAACAGAAGTGTTTTTCCAACTGCTTGCTCTGGTCTATGATGTTGGTTGTTCCAAATAAATTCTAAACTATGAAGATCATACCAATCAGACTCTTCGGGTAGTTCTAAGAAGGTAATTCCAGATATATTACCTGCATGGTCATGCGGAGGAGTGTAATTATCCTCAAAATATCTATTGACCCAGGCATCAACAAACAGTTCAGAGAAGTGTGACTGGTTCCAATGTATTTGTGCATTCTGAACACCATAGGCATCTAGATATTCCTTTGCCATAGGAGCAATAAACTGAGTGAATCCAATATCTTCTAATTGCTGCCCTGTCATATAAACAATTTCAAATCCTCTTGATAGTAAGTCAGGAAAACCCTCAACCTTACTATGTTTAGAAGAGCACAACTCTTTTGTTTCCTGATCCATGTTATCAACAAAGTAATTAAACTTTGTAACAACGTCATCAGGACACATACATTCTAGAATATGTGGTCCAAAAGGTTTTGTCAAAATAGAATCGTACATTAGTCACCTTTAATAACTCTATAACTATCAGAATCAAAATGCTGAGTTGAGAACTCAAATAGTTCTGTATCATTCAGCGCAACCATTTGATGTCTCAACCCAACAGGAACATGAAACTTATCTCCTGGAGTAAGGACGATCATGTCTGCCTTCGACAAGTCATCTTCTTCACCATAATACAATGACATGAGACCACTTTGTAAGTAGAAGGTCTCATCTTTTATTTTATGATAATGCCACGAACATCTCTTACCCTTCTCAAGGAATAAGAGTTTGCCACAATACATTTCATTATTAACAATCCACTTCTCATATCCCCAACCTTTGGGGACATATTTAATTGAAGAAGTCATCGGAATTTACTGCCTTATCATCTATGTAGTAGTCAGCGGATGGTTTGCCCATGATAAGTTCATGATACTTACAATTCCAGATGCTCAACTGCAACTTTGTAAGTTCCAACCAACGTGCTTCTGCTAACTTAGGATCATCATGATATGTTCCCATACCTCTTGCAGTAAAGTATTTGATGTAATGACCCTCATCATATAATTTATTAATAATCTCAATGTTCTCCCTTATAGGAGAAGATGCTTCATATTTACAGGTCTTACACAAACTATCCTGCTCAGCAATTACTCCGTCAATATCAACACAGTATGTTTTCTTACCTGGCATCACTGCTTTCATCTTTGCTTCCCTAGATATAGTGTTTTTAATTTATGTTTTGTTGTAGATTTAGTGTCAGAATAATAATTTAACTTTGCCAGTCCTATAGATGTCCCAGCGTCAGTGCATATTGGATCTATGAATATTTTAACACCATCTGGTAAAACTTTCAAATATTCATAATTCGCAACACAGTTAAGAGCACAACCACCAGTTAAAACTATATTTGATTCTCCAGTAAGTTCTAATGTAGTTAAGATAAGATTGCTCATGTAAGTTTCAAAATCTTTTTGAACCCTGTATGCCAAATTTGAGAATCTAGTCTTCATATTATCATCAAGATCCATAAAGTTATTAATTCCTTTTGGATATTTTACATAGTCATATGGTAAAAATTGCAATCCAAATCTAGTTCTGTAAAACAAATCACTATCAAGAGTAGATTGATTGAGAAGGAATGACTTTATATTGGCATCCTCAACACCATAAGAAGACAACCCCATCAATTTACCAGATCCAAAATCACCAAAACCAAAGTAATTTGACATCGACTGATAAACTGCACCGATTCCAACTACCAGTTGATTTCTATGCGAATCCATAAAAGTTGGCATCACTCCAACATGATGTCTCCTAAACAAATTTGGATACTGAGCACTGTAAATACTCTCTACTTCATGATAACCAGGATGTTGTTCTAATTTATTACCCATACCATCCACAACTAGAACTGCTGATCTATTGAATCCAGAATTGTAAAAACCAGCAGCAGCATGGAATTCATGGTGTTCATAATACGAGGAGTATCTAAAGTCCTCATGGTCTTTCACAGAGATTGTCTTGGCATATTTTTTCTCAAAGATTTTTGTAAAAGATCTTGCAATATCACTAAGACCATCTTTATCATGTGGTTCAAATAATCCAGATACTTGAATGGTTTTATTAATATTAACAGACATGTCCACTTCTATAGCAGACGTGAGGGGATAGGTGTCATGTTTAATCCCCGAGTATCTTTCCTCTTCAACAAACCAATCTATGGACCCATCGGTAACCTGACAAATAGAAGCATCATGTGTCAAATTGGCACCAATATAACTCAACATATTAAACACTCCACATCACTAGAAGTTAATGTATAGCAACCATAATTCTGCACAGCAATAGCAGATGCCTTATTTGCTATCATAATAGATGTGGATATGTCACCAGTAACTAAAAATGCATATGCTACTGTTGCCAAGAATGTATCTCCTGCACCAACAACATCAAATACATTTACTTTTTCGGCAGGAAATACTTGACCATCATAAACTGATCCACCCTCACCCAAGGTAACAATAAGATTTTTAGCGTCTGGTTTTACTATCAATCTATCATACTCTCTTTGATTTATCTTAAAGAATACATTTGGATAAGTAAATAGATCCGTCTTCTTGGTGTCAATAAAGACAGGACCGTTAAAGTTTTGACAGAAGACTTCTAAATCATTTTTAGATAAGTATCCCTTATCATAATCAGATATCACAACAGCATCATACTGCATGTGAATGAATGCGGATTTAACTTCAGATACTTTAAGAGCATCAATATCTCCTTCCTCATCTATCCGAAGTAATTGTTGATTACTACTACGATCTACAATTCTTCTCTTAATAATTTTATTCTTATTGGTAATATGATTTACCAGTACACCAAAAGACTCTAGGTTTGCCTTAACATTTGCAGACATACCATTTGAGGTTTCAGTTCTAATGTATTTTACTACAGGAATAGGTGCCTCTGGACTAATTCTATCTACGTCACCATAGACGTACTCATCTTGGCACGTCTCCCCTACTAATAATATTGTGTATTGTTTTTGTGGTTGCATAATCACCAACTCTACTAAAGAATACTAATTCGGAAGCGTGCATTGATCCAATGACCGACTTACCTTTCCAATCAGACCCAACAACCATTACATCAGGTTGAATAAAATTAATCATTGCTTCCAACTCAAAATCAGAATCAAACAAATGTACTTTGTCTACTGACTTTAAATTTTCTAAAAAGAACTTTCTTTCTTCCTGATTATATATTGGTCTAGAAGGTCCCTTTTTTTCAGACACTCTTCTATCAGTGTCTATGCCAACATGAACTCTGTCACCCAGAGACCTTGCAAAGTTTAAAAGTTCTAAGTGTCCACGATGTAGTAGATCAAATGTACCATTGACAAAAACTTTTCTCATGAAAAAATTCTCTGCGTATCTTGTTCGGATAACATAAAACTAAAGATCCATAGGATTCTATCCCTGTCACCAATAATCTCATCAACCTGATGCTCTGCAGAAGACACGATGTACATCAACAAATCTGTTTCTTCTACCTCCCATGGTTCACCATCTATAATAGTTACCCCACCAGACTCTGGTTTTTGAGTTACAAAGTTACAGTGAACAGTATGAGTTCCCTCAAACCATACAGGATCTGTATGTGGATGAATAGTTCCACCTTTAAAACTAATCTCTGTAATTATACCATCTTTTCCAACAGGGCACAATCCAAAATCCTTAAAGTCAAACGTCTTTACAATACTATTTTGTATTTCATATACAATATCTGGATATTTAAAGTTTGGATTAGACGATGCTATAAAATTAATAGAGTCATGATGCTCATTCTCAAGACAAGGATTTTTATAGTTTACTAAAGGGTTAGCAAACCTAGTTGTTAACTTTGTATTCCTAAGATAGTTAGAGTCCATCCTAGGATCTATAAAGATATCTCTACTGTAATTCTCTGTGGTCCAACGATTCAATTGATCTCTTTGCTCTTCAGTAATGAAGTCTTTAAATGCTTGAACTACCCTCATGCACCATGCCCCGAATAATAATGAATACCCAACGACTCTCCTGCAGATATTTTATTAAGACATTTTTCAATCCACCTAGTATGTAAAATAGAATCCTTATGCTTCTCTACTTCATTAGTATAGAAATCTTTAACTATACATCTAGCAGTTTCGTTGTCAAGTCCATCAAGAATTTTTGGTTCAATCAAATCATGATCCAAAAGTTGACAAATAAACATTGCCCAATTCTCACCTTGGAACATAAAGTCTCCACCCACTGGTATGGTAGTAGGATTATTTAAAGTCTCATGTTCATAAAACTTTTGTGCTTCAGACATCTTAAAAGTATCCTGAACATACTTCCAAAACTTACCAGTCTCTCGTTGATTGTGTGAGTAATGCATACTGACAAAATCGATACAGTCTTCAAAAAAATGTACCATTTTCATATTGTATAATTCAATGTCAATGTCATTATAAAAATGACCCTGCACTGCCTCAACAATCTCAATCACACCCGAACATATTAAAGCTATTCCTGTGCTCTCCAATGGTTCAATAAATCCACTGGACAGTCCATTACAACATACATTATCAACCCATGCATTCTTATGATAGTAAGGGGTCCAATTAAGAACCCTTAAAGAATCTCTATCAACTCTACCATCCCAATAATTAACAAAGAAATCTTTTGCTTCATCAATATCAGTAATGGATCTATTGAACACTAGTCCAGATCCAATCCTACTTTGATTTGGTGTCTTCCAAATCCACCCATGTTCAACAGCAGAGCACGTTGTATATGGTCTAGTCTCAGAATCTTTATCAGCATACTGAGCGGGTCCAGCAATAGCAGTATCACAAAACAATCTTCCACTACAATCTACAGTATCTGGTTCTGGTCCTAGTAGTCTCTTCCAACCAGTGCAATCAATATACAAATCAGATTCAATTACCTGCCCGCTCCCAAGAGTAATAGAATTTAATCCACCTCTAGAATTCCTATCTACTTCTACAACATCATCTTCAACAAATGCAATCTTGCTAAGAAGTTTACCTTTTATATAACTAACCAATTTACCACAATTAATGTGATAAGAGTATGTTGATATATTTTTAGGGTCAACTTTATTATCAGTTACTCCTGGATTATATAATGCACAAGCATGAGTAAAATATTCAAGATCTTTATTCTTTGTCCAAAGGTTTAAAAGATTGGTCTCCATTGCATTAAACTCAGGGAATGCAAATGGATGCCACAAATTTTGTCCTTCCTTCTGCCAATCCTCAAAGAGGATGCCACACTTAAACGTAGCGTCGATCTTACCCAACCAATCTTCTACAGGGAACCCACAATCAGCCATGAACTGCTTAAAACTTAAGATGGTAGCTTCACCAACACCCACAGGTTCACCCTGCTTCTTATCAATAAGAACTATCTCAGTTCTTTTTAATTTGCTATACAAAAAAGCAGCGGTCATCCATCCAGATGTACCGCCACCAACAATAACAATACGATTAATCGGTCTAATCATTTTTAATACTAATCAGTTTACTATATTCAGGTAAATACAGATACTCAATTCCAGAATTAGCAAGTGTTCTACATGCATCATCTAAAGTTTCAACTAGTGGTTCACCACCAAGATTAAAGGAAGTATTAAAGATGATCGGACATCCAGTCTTCTCATAGAAGGTCTCAATTAGATCATAGTAATGTAGATTTTGCTCTCTAGTTACAGTTTGAATCCTGCAAGTTCCATCAACATGAATGATTGAGGGAATCTTTTCCTCAATTCCATCTTGACATCTAACCGCATACATCATAAATGGAGTCTCATCCATTCCACGAAGATCAAACCATTCATGAACATGATCTTGAAGGATTGATCCTGCAAAAGGACGGAAGTATTCTCTCCTCTTAATCTCATTTACATGATCTTTGCCGTTTGGATCTCTGGGATCATACAAAATAGATCTGTTGCCAAGAGCACGAGGACCTGCTTCAGATCTACCTTGGAACATTGCTACAATGTTCTTGTTAGTGATCAATTCGACCACATCTTTATGAGTGGCATCAGTTACAGAATCCGCATTGTACTTATCTGCGGTATCTACAATTTGATCAATAGTATACATGTGAGAAAGTCCAGTATAAAGATTTTCAAGCTTCCCTCGAACATCAGAACTACCAGTTACTCTATGATACTGAAGTAACGCTGCACCAATTGCAGTGCCAGCATCATTACTAACTGGTTCAACAAACAGATTGATACCCTCATCCTTTAACTGATCAAGATACCAATAATTTGCAACACAATTTAATCCATAACCACCAGAGAGAACAACATTTTTGTTGCCACTCATATCAACTGCTTTACGAATTAAATCAAGAACCATTTGTTGAGACTCTGTTTGAATTGCATATGCCAAATCTCTACGATTCTCAAGCATAGTCAAGTCATCACAGTCTGGTGGAGTATATAAAGATTCATATCTACCTTCATTTACAACCGCACCGTTAGGATAAGTTGGAACAATAACATTTCTGTCGGATGTCTTCCAAGATCCGCCACCACCATCAGTATAAATTTTAGGAATACTATCATTAGGTTTACCATATGGGAATAATCCCATAGTTTTTCCTGCTTCGATAGGTGCCCACCCACAATACTGAGTTACTGCCTCGTATGCTTTAGTGATGCCAGCACTCTCATCAAGAACCATTTCATGAGTTCCTTCTTCACCTTCACTGGTACTATCCATCTCTGCAATCCTGGCAGATCCCCATGGTCCACGACCTGCCATATGCTTGTATAAAGTTTTAAACTCTGAGGGGTAGTCACAAGAGAAGATAGTCTCAAGTTCCCAAGTCATCTCTTGATCCCTACCAATGTTCATAGGAACAAAAGTTCCTGCTCCATCGACAACAACTCCTACAGCACTATCGAAACCAGATCTGTAAAAAGCACATGCAGCATGAAGTTTATGGTGAGTTCTACTCAAATCAATGACCTGAGGATGCTCATGAGGGTTTTCATTCCTATCAATCAGTCCCAACTTCCTGGCTAAACCAGTATACATGTCGTCACCAGTAAAATCAATTGTTCCCGCTTGACCCAAAGGTTGAGTGTGTGCGATCACAAGATAATCCAGACGATCAGTATAGTCAAGGATTTTAACCATGGACGCTAATGGTCCACCATCATACTTGTTTCTAGATAGTCTCTCTTCTTCAATAGATAATACCAATTCACCATTGTGAAGTAGACATACGCCAGAGTTATGTCCTCTAGCAATTGCCGCAATCCATTCTGCCATATTTAAAACCTCACTTAAGTTTCTGAAGAATATCTACATTTGACTCTGATGGTTTACCAAATCCTTTGGTAGACCCATTTAACTTCTTAGTATCTAATTGAGGAAGTCCCTTTACTTCCTGCTGCACATTGCTTGGAGGACAACAAGAGGAACCATAGTCTTGTGCTTGAGGAACAAAATTACCAGTATAGGCAGTGGACTTACCCATTCTCTTCTTGACAGAAGCAACAACTGAATTCATTTGTTCTTTAGTCATCTCCATTGCTTCATCATTAAGTCTATCTCTCACTTCATCAATAGAGATTCTAATTGGAGAATAAATTCTTCTACCTTCACCAACATCAATAACATCAAAGTCTTTATGATCTGGATAAGAAATATTTACAGGACAAGTTGAACCAGTAACAATTGTTGCAGTCTTGTCAAATGCTCTAGCAATATGTTGTCCCATGCTATCACATCCAAGGAAGTGATCTGCAGCATTAATTACACTTGCCCAAACTCTTTGGTCATCAATCTGAGGTCTGGCAACTTTATATCTTGCCTTATCTTCATTCTCTTCCAGAGGGAAGTGAATCTCACTCATGATAACGACAGCATAGTCTTTCTTCAACTCATTAATAATGGTTACAATATTATTGAGAGAAAAACTTCTGGAAGTTGTGTCAATGATAAAGTCCTGTCCGACTTGCTCTACAGACCTACCAAAAGGTTGCACTATCAGAACTTTATCTTTTTTAGTTCCCGCTTTTACTTCCTCAATAATATTAAAACCCTGAACAATCTCTGCTTTACTGAGAACCACTGTTGGTTTAGGCAACTCTCTTGGTTCATCTAGTTCATTGATAATGATATCGAATGCTTGTGCAAGACTACACTTCTGGTTGTAGTAATGCCAGCATCTATAGGGTTCTGGAGACACACAATCCCTGTGTTGAATTTCCTTCTCAAACAATCCTTTGTGCCAATTATCAAAAACTTTATTCGATAAGGTGGGATGACCTTTGAAAAAATCTGTACCACCCTCACATACAATAATAAAATCATCATGAGTCTCCGCATACTTTTCAAATGCAGGGACAGAACAAATTACTCTACCAGCTCCACCATTGATGAAGAACGCTTTAGACCTCATTTTTTCAACCTCAGGGTACTAATATTGCTATGACAATAGCATGATTTGACTTTATTTATCTCAATCAAAAAAACATGATCTGAGTGAGACGATCATATGTTTTATACATACCTGGTTTCATGATAGCACCATGAACCATATTGGCATCATACAATATTGCTCTATTATACTTCATAGGACACACATATTGCAACTTTGGTTTTGGTTTTGGGACCTCTTTGGTTGGTTTTTGAATGGTACAAAATCCAGTTCCAGGAACAGAATTCTCCTCGCCATATTCTTCTGGAGTATTTAAAAATACTAGAGACGCCCACTTATTATATTGACCATCAACATGAAAGATATCATCCCATCTTTTTGATGCAACAATCTCATCATCGTTAGTGACATTAACGACAAATCTCATGGTCTCCCATTTATTTTTGTGATGCTCTTCATCAAACTCAATGTGCCAATCTTCATGATTACATAGTTGTTTGAATACATCAGACAAACAGTTGTTTAATTCACCTATAACATCTGGTTCTTCTCTCCAAACCCTCCTACCAATTGCACCAGCAAGTCTGTCTTTATCATCATACAAATCAGACTCTAATGCAAACTGTCTAACTTTATCTGGATCTTTGTAGAAGTTATCAATAACAAAGACAGGTTTTTTTATTATTTTTCTACTGTCATAAAAGAGATTACCATCTTCCGAAATATTCCAATGCATTTCATCAATAGTATCTCTCATCACCTTTAGATGAGGACTTGGTTCAAACATTATAGTAAAGGTATAGCGCCATAATTTGCCGTGGGTAATGCTTCTTCATCATAATTATTACTTGTTATGATGTCAAATCCCAAAGTTATTCTTTTGCCAGAATACTTTCTTTGATTAACCACTCGATGAGAGTTTAACCCAGGACCAAAGTATATATTACCGCACTCATTATCAATAGTCCAGTTCTCAAATTCAGTCACAGTATCTTGAGGCTCTATGGAAATGTATCCATGCCACTCAGCACTATGATTATGCCACCCAAGTACGCCATCATAGTCTTGAAAGTTCAACCAAGACTGAATCCAAAGCATACCTTCGGGCAATTGTTCTCTTACAATCTCCCTAACCTTCTCGTAAATTCTATACATGTGCATAGAAGGAGAAGATACCCCAAAGATATTATAGTAGGTATAGGCTCTCGTTGAATCCGAGAACCCAAGATCCACTATATGATCATGGGATATCTTCAGTTCTTTTATTATCTCTTGTTGATTTTCTTTTATGTAATCAAAATTATATAGTGTATAATTCATCCACTAAAGTTCACTTACATCATTATATATTATATCATTCTTCAGCAGCAGCTTCAGCAATAGCATACTTAGTCGCTGCAGATGGTTGTGTTGGGAACATATAACCAGCGATATTAGGATCAACTGCAGATAATGCGCTAGGCATATTTCTAAGATTTTGTCTATATGCAGTCCACTCCTCTACCAGAGCTGCAGGGGCATCAGAAGGAAGATTCATGTCACTCATATCAAGCATCTGATCTCTTCTCTTGCGGAGGTCATCCCAGGTGACATTTACTTCATCACCATGAATTGCTTCATTAACAGTAAGCTTTCTAACGTCTAAACCGCCTTCAGCATTTTTGGTGATGCTATACTTATCATAGATGTCTTCTGGTTTTGGTGGTCCCCAAACTTCAAGTCTTGCATACCCATCAATTGCAGGAGAACCTGGATGAAAACCAGGAGTTTCATCATAGTCTTCTTGTCTCTCATCAACAACAGGTCCTCTCAACTGACAGATAAGAGGATCGGTAGAACAATCTACTTCATACCACTCAACAACATCTTCGGGAACGGGTCTACCGTCCATGATGTCTTCCTCTGTTAAAGGACCATACTTCTCAGTACCGTCAGCACCCAGTTGGAGCCAGATTTTATCTGGACCATGGTACGTAAATTTACGGGTATTACCATCAGACTGAGAGTGGTCTACCTGATACTCATTGGGAAGACCCAGATCAAATTCTATCGAAACTTGTGCCATGGTTATAACTTCTAAAAAAGGTTTACTTACTTTTACTAATATTTATAGGAAACTGATCTTAACAAGACCAGGACCACCTGTCATTCCTCTAGCGCAGCAGTTGCTACCACCACAGTATGTAGACATGCCACCCTGACCACCATGTGCATACGGAGAAGTAGCACAGGCACAACGTGACCAACAATTAATAAGACCTTGTTGGATAGATGTACCCATAAATGGTGCAGAAGTTGGAGACCCACCTTTACAGTGGCAATGGCAGAAGTGAGTTTGTACAAAGAATGCACCTCTATGGTTGCCCATTCCAAAGTCGCCACCATGAGCGCCAGGTTGCATACAGCAACGACCCCAGGTGGAATGGCAAGCAGTGTTCCAAGACCCATTAGCACATCCACCTTCACCACCAATAGCGCAGAAGTTAGAGAGGTTATATCCATTTACATAAGTTGTGCAACCAGCACAAGCTTGACACTCAACACCGTTGCAGGGGTGAGTTCCAGCGGCACAAATAGTATACTGACAACCAGCAGCAGTAGTTATCATCTTGGAGTTGTAGTATCCACCTTGAGCACCAGCAAAGTGCTGACATCTATTGACAGAACATGCTCCATGTCCATTGCCACCAGCACCCCAAATTTCAAAGTGGAGTCTTCTTACTCCTGTAGGAACTGTCCAGAGACAGCAACAACCAGGAGAACAGGCATTCGGAGTGCCATAAATCCACTTTACACACCAAGTGTCAAACACACCTGAAGCAAATGCGGTTGCTGGAACTGTTCCATCTGTAATGGATGCAGATTCAACTTTTTTGTAACTAGAGTAAGAAGCCATCTCTACCTTATTCCTGTGTTAATAGTATTTATCAATAGTAAGTAATTTTAACGAGTCCAGGACCACCCATGCCCCCAGTACCGCAGCAGCTGCTACCACCACAGTAAGAAGACATGGCGTTCTGACCACCATGACCGTATGGAACAGTCCAGCAACCGCAACGCATCCAGCATGTCTGGATAGCCATTTGAACGTCCGTACCAATTCTTGGTGCAGAAGTTGCTCTAGTGTTTTGATGGTTGCAATGGCAGAATCCAACACCAAACCACCACTCAACCGCACCAAAAGCACCAGCGTGGTTCATGTAACCAAAGTCACCACCATTATCTCCTGCTTGACGGCAGCAAGACCAGAATGAGTTACAAGCAGTTGTCCAAGACCCATTAGCACAACCTGCACAACCACCAACAGCACAGAAGTTAGATAAACCAGATCCGTTTACATAAGATGTGCAACCCTGACATCCTGTGCATTCTCTTCTACAGCAGTTACCATTACCAGCAGCACAAACAGTGTACTGTGTTCCAGGAGTGGTGCTGATCATCTTGGAGTTATATCCTCCACCTCCACCACCAGCATAGTGCTGGCATCTACTAGTAGAACATGCACCAGATCCAGATCCACCAGATCCCCAGATCTCAAAAAATATTTTAGTTACTCCCGAAGGTACAGTCCAAAGACAGCAGCACCCTTGAGAGCAAGCGTTAGGAGATCCATAAACCCACTTAACACCAAAAGTCTTTCTAGCATCAGGGTCTACTGCTGCAGCAGGAATACTTGCAGGAGCAAGAGAGGATCCATCAACCTTTTTATAACTTGAGTATGACGCCATTTTTTAAATCCTCTCCTTAGAAATAAGTAATCTTAACAACACCAGATCCACCAGTAGATCCTCGACCACAGCAGTTAGATCCACAATATGTAGTCGTAGCACCTTGACCACCGACACCATAAGGAACGTGCCAGCAACCACAACGCATCCAACATTCAGTCAGTTCAGTACTAACACCACCAGTTCCCATCATTGGTGCTCCAGTAGTACAAGTAGTGTGACGATAGCAGTGACAGTTATATGAAGCACTGAATCCGCCAGCATGGTTACCCATGGCAAAATCAGCATTCCATGTACCAGAAGGACTTACACAACAACGACCGAAGTCAGAGTAACATGATGTTTCCCAAGAACCGTTAGCACAACCTCCTTTACCACCAATAGCGCAGAAGTTAGAGAGGTTAAATCCATTTACATAAGTTGTGCAACCATGGCAGGCATAGCACTCAACAGATTCACAAGGGTGAACACCAGCAGCACAGATGGTATACTGACAACCATCATTTGTACTAATGGTTTTAGATGCGTAGTAACCACCTTGAGCACCAGCATAGTGCTGACATCTGTTGTTAACGCACATGCCGTGACCGTTACCACCAGCACCCCACAATTCAAACGTTACTCGTCTGACTCCTGTAGGAACTGTCCAGAGACAGCAACAACCAGGCGAACATTCTCCAAGGCAACCACGAATCCACTTTACACAATAATTTTTAAAGGCGCTGGAAGCGATTTTGGCATCAGTAATTGAGCCTGGTGACAGACTTGCCCCACTTACTTTTTTGTAACTTGAATACGTAGCCATTTCTTAATCCACTGTTCGTATTTATATTTATGGATAAAGGGGGCATCGCTGCCCCCTGAGTGTCTCTTCTATTAGACGGTGAAGAGTCTCCAACCGTAGGTATCGTTGTAGAATACCAGATCAAATGCGGCACCCTCTGCACCTACTGTCATGTCGGCAGCGTCTCCCATGATCAACTTGCCATTTCTACCAATGGTGAGGTTGTTGGAATCAAACGTCTTAGCAACGTCGAAGATTCTAACTGTGTCACCCTGATTAGGAGAAGAAGGCAGAGTAACAGTGAATCCACCACCAGTAGTGTTGCACCAGATTTGCTCATATGCATTAGCAGTGTAGTTGCTGTTAGCATCTACGTTCTGCAGACCACCGATGGGCACCCAAGCGGAACCATTGTATCCTTCAAAGGATCCGATGGAAGTGTTGAATCTCAGACCACCTTGCAGTGGGGTTACAGGTCTCTGACCAGTTGTACCCACAGGAGGAACCATCTGCTCAACACCCATGTTACCGCGAGTGATGTATCCACGAACCGCGAGTTCAGTTGGGCAAGCGGTGTTAGAGTTACCGCTCATGGTCTCGTCAGAGGAGAATTCGTTAATCGCCTCACCGATCTGACCACCCAGTGAACCCAGTCTCAGTTCTGTCAGACCAGACAGGTTGAACGCGGAAGCATCCAGGGTAGCAGCACCAGTCAACTGGTTAACGGAGAAGAAGTCACCAACTCTGAAGTTACCACCTTGGTCAGTAGA